GACAAAACTGACGCAACTGACGCAAAAAAGTCGGGAAAAATGAATAAATATTCAGAAATTTCCGATGTTTTGAATAAATATTCAGGCGGAAATCAGGGCAATTATGCCGTAAAACCTCGTAAAAAAGTCAGAAAAACTGGGGAAAAATCGAGCGATTTTGGACGGTTAAACGATGAAAAAGATGGCCTTGATGACCGTTTTTACACCGAAGAAGGGGACGATCCCTATGATATTTTCGTGAGCCATGAAGCGCCTTCGGAGGGCTACGCTGAGCAGCCTTACCGGATCTCTGAGGAACAATTTTCAAGCGAAAAGCTGCATTATGATAAAGTAACCGTCGAATATTATGCCGACGGAATCGCTGTACTCGACGAAACTGACGAGATTTTGGACTCTTTGGAAGACCAAATCGGGCCTGATATTTTGGGTAAACCGATCGAAGAAGATGAGATTTATGTCAGGAATGAAGCTCGAAGTACGGACTATTATATTCAGTTGAAAGAGACAAATTTCGTCTCTGAAGAAGGTTCAGATTGACCTATTTTGACTGGCTGGTGTATCAGATTTCACCAGACTATCATATGCGTGAACGCTACTCAGAACTGCTATTCGCTTTATATTCTACCGAGTTCTTTTGGGCGCTTCCAAGAGATATTAATCGCGCAAAGGATGGCCTGGATTTACGTAAACAATACGAAAGGGAAGTGGGATCAGGGGCTGATATTTTCGGTCCCTGCACTTGCCTCGAGATGATGATAGCACTGGCTATTCGATGCGAAAACGAACTGATGTACGACCCGGATTTTGGTGATCGGACAGACCAATGGTTCTGGATCATGATTGATAATTTGGGGTTGGATCAGTTCGAAAATGACGAGTTTGATAAGGATGAAGTGGACTATATTTTGAACAGATTTATGAATCGGGAGTATGGTTTGAACGGTGAATTTTGCATGTTTCCTGGTACGGAATCGGTTCAAAAATTGAAAAAAATGGAGCTTGCTTATCAAATTAATTACTATGTAAAAATGATTTTGTGTTGAAAAAATCAGAAAAAATGAGGTTTTGCGTCAGTTGCGTCAGTTTTTTTTAGTACTACATACGCAGAAAAAGTATATTTATATATATAAAGGACGAAAAAAAACTGTCATTTTTGACGCAAGCTATTTTTCTGTGAATTTTTTTGGAAAGGAGGGAGCAAGACGGATTTTGTGAAAATTCAGTGGAGAATTCCGAAAAAAGATGGGCCTCCTGAAATCTATCCGATTTTCATTGCGAAGAAAAGTAAAGACCTTATGATTCGTGGCGGAGACTTTTATGCTGTATGGGATGATAAGCGCGGAGTATGGTCTACAGATCAGGATGATGTGATTGATCTGATTGATGCTGAAATTGATGAGTATCAAAAAGAACATGTCGCGGATAATCCTGCGCTTGCAAATGCCAGAAAATTATATTTGTGGAATGCCGATACCGGAATGATCGATAAGTGGCACAAGTATGTTCAAAAGCAGCTGGTTGATAATTTTCATCCATTGAATCAGAAGGTTGTGTTTTCGAATACTACTCCGTGCCGGGAAGATTATTCTTCATTTCGTTTACCATATGCGCTTGAGCAGGGAAACATTGATGCGTGGGATGAAATGGTTGGAACATTATATTCTCCGCCAGAGCGTCATAAGATTGAATGGCTTATTGGCTCTGTCGTAAGTGGGGACAGCAAAGAGCTTCAGAAGTTTGGAGTGTTTTATGGCGATTCTGGAACCGGCAAGTCAACAATCCTTGATATTATTGCAAAAATGTTTAATGGTTACGACTGCACGTTTAATGCGAAAGCGCTTGGAAGCTCTACCAGCGAATTTGCGTTGGAGCCATTTAAGAACAATCCGCTAGTCGCAATTCAGCAAGATGGCGATCTTAGCAAAATTGAGGATAATGCCAGACTGAATAGTCTTGTGTCCCACGAAGAGATAGTCGTTAATGAAAAGCATAAGAGCCAGTATGGAAGCAGGTTCTATGCGATGCTTTTTATGGGAACCAATAAACCAGTCAGAATCACAGATTCCAGAAGCGGTATTATTCGAAGGCTTATTGATATTTCTCCGACCGGAAAACTGATTCAGAAGAAACGTTATCTGAAATTGAAGGAACAGATCAATTTTGAGCTTGGAGCAATTGCGTGGCATTGTATGGAAGTTTATCGGGCAGATCCTTATTATTACGACGATTATATTCCTCAGGCAATGATCGGAGCCACAAATGATTTCTACAACTTCATGGAAGAGTATTTGGACGAATTCCTCAGAAAAGATTATACGACTCTGAAAGAAGCATGGACGAAGTACCAGATTTACTGCAACGAGGCTAAAGTTCCATATCCATATTCAATGCGATCCTTTAAGGAAGAACTGAAGAATTACTTCCGTGAGTACAAGGAAAGATATCGTACGGAAAGCGGAGAACAGCTGCGGAAGTGGTACGGCGGATTGAGAAGATCAAAGTTCGGAATGGAAGAGTTGGTTTCTGAGGAATCCGATGACGTTGAAGTAAAAGATATTTCTGACGAAGAGGCCGCTATGGCAGAAGGATTCAATAACTGGATCAAGCTTGAAGAACGGCACAGCCTTCTGGATGATATTCTAGCTAATTGTCCGGCTCAGTATGCTGTTCCTACAGATACTGGCGGAGATCGACCGGAATTCAAATGGGAGAAATGTAAGACCAAGCTTTGCGATCTGGACACGTCGAAGCTTCATTACATTCGTTTCCCAATTGATATTCAGAACCATATCGTAATCGACTTTGATCTTAAAGATCCATCAACCGGTGAGAAATCTCTTGAAAGGAATTTGTCAGAAGCTTCGAAATGGCCAAAAACATATGTTGAGACCAGTCGGAGCGGAAAAGGACTTCATCTGCATTATATTTACAAAGGCGACGTTACTAAGTTGAGCCGAATCTATGACGATAACGTCGAAGTGAAGGTGTTCACAGGTAATTCGTCTTTGAGAAGACAGCTTAAGCTCTGCAATGATATTCCGATTGCTGAGATTAATTCTGGATTGCCTATGAAGGAGGAGGCGCGAGTGGTAAATTTTGATGGTTTGAAGTCCGAGAAGGCTCTTCGAACCGCAATAAAAAGGAATTTAAACAAAGAGATCCACGCCGATACAAGATCGAGCGTGGACTTTATATTTAAGATCTTGAACGATGCGTATGAATCAGGGATGCATTACGACGTTACGGATCTTCGTCCGGCAGTGCTAGGCTTTGCGGCAAAGAGCAGCAATCAGTCTGCTTATTGTATCAAGCTTGTGACTCAGATGAAGTTTCAGTCCGAAGATATTTCGGAAGATACTGCATTCGAGGATAACGGAGAACTTGTGTTCTTTGACGTCGAGGTGTTTCCGAACTTCTTTGGCGTTGTCTGGATGACCGATACCAGCGAACCTGTGAAAATGATCAATCCGTCAGCAAAAGATATTGAGAAGCTTTGTGAACGTAAGCTTGTTGGGTTTAATAACCGTGAGTATGATAACCACATTCTGTATGCCAGAATGATGGACTATGATAATTACGGATTGTATGTTCTGTCGCAGAGGATCATAAGCGGAAGTAAGAACTCCAAGTTTAGGGAAGCATATAATTTGTCATACACAGATATTTATGACTTCGCATCCAAGAAGCAGAGCCTGAAGAAATGGGAAATTGAACTTGATATTCATCACCAGGAACTTGGGCTGCCGTGGGATCAACCTGTTCCGGAAGAGCTTTGGGGCAAAGTCATGGATTATTGTGTGAATGACGTTATTGCTACAAAGGCGACGTTTCATGCTTTGAGTGCGGACTTTGTTGCAAGAGAGATTCTTGCAGATATTTCCGGGCTTACTGTGAATCACACAACAAACCAGCATACAACCAAGATAATCTTTGGCGATGATCCGAATCCTCAGATCCAGTTTGTGTATACAGATCTGTCTAAGATGTTTCCTGGGTATGAGTACAATGCAATGGGTATTGATCCGAAAAGATATTCCGGAAAGATCGTTCAGGGTAAGTCCATTTATCGAGGAGAGGATCCAGGAGAAGGCGGACGTGTTTATGCTCAGCCAGGAATGTATGAGAATGTGGCGCTTCTTGATATTGCTTCCATGCATCCATCAAGTATTGAGAATCTGAATCTCTTTGGAGATAAGTATACAAAACGATTTAGTGATCTGAAGAAGATTCGAATTCTTATAAAACATGGTGACTATGAAGGAGCAGCTAAGCTGTTCGATGGAAAGCTTACTGGATATTTGCAGGATAAGACTCAGGCTAAGGCACTTGCTCAGGCTCTGAAGATTGTTATCAACAGCGTTTATGGTCTTACTTCAGCGAGCTTTGATAATAAGTTCCGTGATCCGAGAAATGTCGACAACATCGTTGCAAAGCGTGGAGCACTCTTCATGATCGAGCTGCAGAAAGCGGTCGAAGAGAAAGGTTACACAGTTGCACATGTTAAGACTGATTCTATCAAGATTCCGAATGCAGATAATGAGATTATTGACTTTGTCATGAAGTTCGGTGAGAAGTATGGATATTCTTTCGAGCACGAAGCAACTTACGAAAAGCTTTGTTTAGTGAACGAAGCTGTGTATATCGCAAAAGATATTTCTGACGGGCATTGGACAGCAACCGGAACACAGTTTCAGGTTCCTTATGTGTTTAAGACCTTGTTCAGCAAAGAACCGATCGAGTTCAAAGACGTATGCGAGACGAAGAGCGTTAAGACCGCTTTATATTTGGACTTCAATGAGAATTTGCCGAATGTTGAAGACAAAGAAGATCGTCTGCAGAAGCTTTTGAAGAAATATGGTTTGACAATTGGTCAGGTCAATGGATATTTGGAAACTGGGAATGCTTCCGATCTGCCGAATGAATCAGGAACAGCTTTAGCTGAAGCGGCCGAGCTTGTAAAAGATATTCGAGCCGGTCATGACTATCGATTCATCGGACGTGCAGGATCGTTCTGCCCAGTGATCAATGGCGTCGGCGGCGGATATTTGATGCGCGAGAAAGACGGCAAGTATTCATTTGCAACAGGAGCAAAAGGATATCGGTGGATGGAAGCTGAAGTTCTTAGAACTCTTGGAACAGAAGAAGCAATGCGCAGGATTAATCGAAAGTACTATGCTGCGCTTGTAGATGACGCAATCGCCACAATCTCCGAGTATGGAGACTTTGAGGCCTTTGCGTCTTAATTGATATTTTTTTCAAATTTGAAAGGAGAATTTAACCATGGCAAGAACAGATGTACCTAACATTAGCATTGACAACGCACAGATTCGTTTCCGTAATTTTACTGGAGAGCCGACGAAGTTCGACAAAGCTGGAGGAAAGAGAACTTTCAGTGTTATTCTTGATCCTGATATGGCAGACAAGCTTCGTGATGACGGATGGAATGTAAAGTCCTGGGAGCCCGAAGGAGCTGATGAGCCGATCTATCATCTTCCGGTTGAGATTTCGTATAAGATATATCCTCCAAAGGTGTGGATGATCTCCGGAAACAAAAAGACTATGCTTCAGGAAGATACCATTTCTGCTCTTCAGTATGCTGAATTCACAAAAGTTCAGCTTATCATTCGGCCTTATTGTTGGGAAGTTAATGGAAAGTCTGGTATTAAGGCCTATGTCAAAGCAATGTACGTCACAATCGAGGAAGACGAATTCGAGAAGGAGTATCGGAACTTCGAGGATGACGAAGATGAACTTCCGTTCTAAGATATTTGTGGGGCTGCCTGAAATAAGGCAGCCTCTTTTCTTAGATATTTGAAGAGGAGCGAACAATGCCATCGTTTTTGTATGATTATCAGATCGACGCAATCAACCGAATGCGAAATGGCAGTATTCTATGTGGAAAAGTTGGATCCGGAAAGTCAAGGACTTCTATTGCGTATTACTTCATGAAGGAATGCGGCGGTTCTGTCATAAATGAGTATATACCGATGTGCAAAACAGTTAATCTGTTCATCATTACTACTGCTCGAAAAAGAGACACTAAAGAATGGGAAAAAGAACTTATTCCTTTCTTGATATCCGCAGATCATCCTGAAGATACGATCTACCAAGATTTGGAAGTTCACATAGATTCATGGAATAACATAGCTAAGTATGTTGGCATAAAGGATTCGTTCTTTATATTTGATGAGCAACGGGTTGTTGGCAAAGGTGCCTGGGTCAAGGCGTTCTTGAAGATTACAAAAGTAAATCATTGGATATTACTGTCCGCGACTCCTGGCGATACTTGGATGGACTATGTTCCGGTTTTCATCGCCAATGGATATTTTAGAAACAGAACAGAGTTCAATGAGAGACACGTGGTCTTCAGTCGGTTCACGAAATACCCTCAGGTTTCTAGATATTTGAATGAGGGCCGATTGATTCGGTATCGAAATGAGATCCTTGTTACAATGGATTATCAGAAGCCTACTAGAACGCACGAAGTAATCGTAGATGTTGATTATGACCGAGCAGAGTACAAAGATATTATGAACACACGTTGGAACATTTACAAGGATCAGCCAACCACGAATGCTGCTGAACTTTGCTACGTACTTCGGGAATCCGTCAATTCAGATCCAAGCAGGATTCAAGCGATTCTTGATATTCTTAAAGATCATCCGAAGATCATAGTGTTTTACAATTACAACTATGAGCGGGATGCTTTAAGAAACGCTCCTTATGGAAAAGATATTTCCGTTGCTGAATGGAATGGTGATAAGCATCAGCTTATTCCAAAAACCGACAAGTGGGTGTATCTGGTTCAGTATACTGCCGGAGCCGAAGGCTGGAACTGCATCGAGACGGACACTATGATATTTTACTCTTTGAACTATTCGTACAAAATCATGACTCAGTCTGCCGGAAGGATTGATCGAATGAATACTCCGTTTACAGATTTGTACTACTACAAGCTGAAATCAAATAGTCCTATAGATATTGGCATTTCGCATGCGCTTAGAAAGAAACAAAAGTTCAATGAGAATAAATTCTTTGATTCTTTTGATTCGCAAAAAAAACATCCCTTATAATAGAGGGGATATACCTCTTCTTTATTTTTTGAGCAGGAGGTATGTCTGATGCTGGAAAGCAGATTCCAGGCTAAATTGATTAAAGAACTAAAAGATCGGTTTCCCGGATGCGTCGTTCTAAAGAACGATCCGAATTACATTCAGGGATTTCCCGATCTTTCTGTTTTTTATCAAGATAAATGGGCTTGGCTCGAAACGAAACGAAGCTCTGATGCTTCCCATCGTCCAGGTCAGGACTATTACATTTCGCTAGGCAAAAAGATATCCTACGCGAGCTTCATTTGTCCAGAGAACAAAGAGGAGGTACTGGATGAACTTCAACAAGCATTTCAACCTCGAAGGAAAACACGCGTTTCTCGGAGCGTCTAAGTATCATTGGATTAACTATGACGAAGAGAAACTGATCAATGCATATCGAAACTTTGCAAGAGTTCAACGAGGAACAGAACTTCACGATTTTGCAAAACAAGCAATCACCCTTGGAATCAAACTTCCGAAGTCAAAGAAAACTTTGAACATGTATGTGAATGATGCCATTGGCTTTCAGATGACTCCGGAACAGCCTTTATATTATTCAGAGAATTGCTTTGGAACTGCTGATGCGATTTCGTTTAAGAACGATTTCCTTCGTATTCACGATTTAAAGACCGGAGATACTCCGGCTCATATGGAACAGCTCATGATATATGAAGCTCTGTTTTGTCTTGAGTATGACAAAAATCCGAATCGATTTGATTCAGAACTTCGTATTTATCAGTTGGATGAAATAATGATAGAGACTCCTGATCCTAAAGATATTGAGTTCATTATGGATAAGATCATCTTGTTTGATCAGTGTCTTAATAAAGTGAAGGAAGAAGGATAAGAATCATGGACGATAGTCAACGCGGTAGAAAGATATTTGTCGCAATCGACAGATTGAATGATCGGTTCCTTGAACACTATGGTACACCAAGGCATTCCGGAAGATATCCTTGGGGCTCTGGCAAGAATCCTCAAAGAAATAAAAACTTTATTTCAAGAGCCAACGACCTTAAAAAGCAAGGGCTTACTCAAAAGCAGATCGCGGAAGCTTTTGGCATGAGTACAACTCAGTATCGTGCGATGTATTCAATTGCCGTTAACGAGCAAAAGAAAGAGAATGCTGCAAGAGTACAGAGACTTCACGATAAAGGATATTCTAATGCTGCAATCGTTCGTGAAACTGGTTTTAAAGAATCTACGATTCGGAATTATTTGAAGCCTGAATATCAGATTCGTAGAGATGCTGCTACAAAGCTTGCTGATGTTTTGAAAGAGCAGATCGAAGAGCGCCCCTATCTTGATGTTGGCGAAGGCGTAGAGCTTCAGCTTGGTGTTTCTAAAGAGCAGATGAAAACTGCTATAAAGATATTGGAGCAAGAAGGCTACAAATACCATCGAGTTGGTGTTCGGCAAGTAACTGATCCTAGTAAGGAACTTAATGTTGCGGTTTTGACTAAAGACGACGTTTCTTATGCTGATGCCAGGGCTAACATCGACAAAGTTTCTTCTCCTAAAGGCGTTAAGTTTGAAGATTATGCCGAAACTGTAAAACGAATGGGTAAGCCGGAAAGCATTAGTTCTGATCGAATTAAAATAAGATATGCTGAAGACGGTGGAGAAGCTAAAGACGGCGTTATTGAGATTCGAGAAGGCGTATCCGATTTAGATATTGGTAAAAGCCGTTATGCTCAAGTTCGTATTGCTGTTGATGGAACACACTATCTTAAGGGAATGGCGATGTATGCCGATCCTAAGACCATGCCTGATGGCGTAGATATTGTGTTTAATACAAACAAGAGTAAGAGCGTTCCAATGATTTCGGAGGATAAAGATAATTCGGTTTTGAAACCGATGAAGACCATTAAAACTCCTGACGGAAAGACCAAAATCGATGAAGAGAATCCGTTTGGTGCTTCAGTCAAGGATCAACGTGGTGCGCTTAATATTGTAAACGAAGACGAAGATTGGCAAAAATGGTCTAAAACGCTTTCTGCCCAGTTCTTATCTAAACAGCCAAAGAACCTTGCAAAGCAGCAACTCGACAAAACTTATGCCGATAGACTCTCTGAGTTTCAAGATATTTCGGCACTTACGAATCCGGTCGTTAAAAGAAAGCTTCTTGAGTCGTTTGCAGACGAATGCGATTCTGCAGCCGTTCATTTGAAGGCTACAGCTTTTCCGAGACAAGCGGCGCATGTCATTCTTCCGATTTCTTCTCTCAAAGACAATGAGATTTATGCTCCAAACTATAATGACGGTGAAGAGGTCGTTCTAATAAGATATCCTCATGCCGGAGTATTTGAGATTCCAAGGCTTAGGGTTAATAATCAGAATCCTGAAGGGAAAATGCTTCTTCAGCAGGCTAAGACAGCAGTTGGCATTAATGCTCATGTTGCCCAGATACTGTCCGGAGCGGACTTCGATGGTGATACCGTTACGGTAATTCCCACAAAAGGTCTTAATATCAGAACTTCTGCGCCTCTTGAAGGCCTTAAAGATTTTAATCCTAGCGCTAAATATCCTGCTTATGATGGCATGCCCCGTGTTGGTCCTAAAACTGGCTTCCATAAACAGCAGGAAATGGGTAAGGTCTCGAACCTGATTACTGACATGCAGGTTCAGATGGCTCCGACAGAAGATATTGCTAAAGCCGTTAGGCATTCAATGGTTGTCATTGATGCTGAAAAGCATAACTTGGATTGGAAGCGTTCAGCAAGAGAGAATGACATTGCGGGCCTTAAAAAAGAGTATCAAGGCGGCGCAAATCGTGGTGCTTCTACTCTGATTTCAAAGTCAAAGTCGGTTGAATATGTGCCTGATCGCAAAGAATATAAAACGTTCAATAAAATGACCGATGAAGAGAAGGCTCGCTATCTGAACGGAGAAAAGATATTTAGAGAGACCGGTAAAACGAAGATCGATAAGAACGGTAAAGTCGTTGCTCGTCAGAATAAGTCTAATAAAATGACCGAAACCTTTAATCGTGGTGGCGATGCATTCGATCTTTCTTCTGGTACAGCCATTGAGGACATCTATGCTGGCTACGCCAACAAGACTAAAGCACTTGCCAACGAAGCTCGTAAAGAGCTTAGAGCTACCGAGCGTTTAAAGATATCTCCAACGGCTAAGAAAACATATGCTGCAGAACGTGCTTCTCTACTTTCTCAGCTTAATATTGCCAAACTTAATGCTCCTTTGGAACGTCAGGCCCAGCTTATAGCCGGTGTTAAGGCTAAAGCGCGTATCGAGGCTAATGGAATTGAGGATCGAGACGATATCAAGAAGATCCGGCAGCAAGAACTCAAGAGAGCAAGAGATTCTATTGGAACGAGGCCTAGAAATCCGAACAAAGAGAACTCCATATCTATAAAGATATCTGATAGGGAATGGGAAGCCATTCAAGCTGGTGCTATTTCAGACACAACACTTACAGAAATTCTTAAATATACGGATACGGATGCTTTGCGTCAAAGAGCTACGCCTAGAGCTGATAAGGCAATTTCAAGTTCTTCTCTTGCAAGGGCAAGGCAGCTAATTAGCAATGGCTATTCTCAGTCTGAAGTAGCCGAGGCTATTGGCGTGTCTGTTTCAACGCTTAATAAGGCGTTGAATTAAAGATATTTGGTCAAATGAAAGGAATTGGAATATGGAATACGCATACTTAACTACCATAGACAATCCATATGATCCATACGATGAGTTTGATCAATGGTTTGCCTTTGACACGGAAAAAGGTTACAACTCTTGTGGCCTTCTTGAGAGAATTGCAAATACTTCTGATGACTTGTCTCCTGAAGACAATCGAATTGAGATTAACGAGGCAATTGATCAGATTGTTCTTAGAGACCCTACCGGGGTCTATAAGAAAGTTGTTAAAGTATTCGACTAATTCAGCTCTTGATCCAGCTTAATCACTCTAATTTAGCCATTAAATAATAGCTTTATACGATGTTGATGGCGTATCCCATTAGTGACACGCCATCTCGAATACTAAAGGGCTCTCATAAAATTGTTTTCATCTAAAAAATGTTAATAAAAATCAAAATTTATTCTATTAATTCTATAAAAACAAATGATGGAAACCATATGACTATGATTTAGGCACCCCGGAGGGGGTCCTTAAAAAATACCCCCTCCCCTGAAT